CACCTACATCTACATTACCTGTAGTAGTAACAGTAGTAAATGCACCAGTAGAAGCTGAGTTAGCTCCTATAGTAGCACCATCAACAGTACCACCATTAATATCAGCAGTATCAGCAACTAAAGCATCTGTAGTAACTGTACCATCAAAAAATGCATCTTTAAATTCAAGAGAGCTAGTACCTAAATCAATATCATTATCTGTTACAGGAACAATAGCACCATCTGCTATATATAATTGTTGTACTGAACTACTTGATACTTCTACATAAAACTCAATATGATTATTTGTAGTGTCTATTAAGACTTTGTTGTTTGGAGAAGTTTCTCCTGCATCACCAATTAAACCTATAACTGGTCCAGAAGCTGCTGTGCCATCGTGTGTGTGTCCTGTTGAATTGTGAAATGCATTTACTAACTGATTATATTCATTATTGAATAATGCAGCAGTAATTGTATCTCCATCTGCAAATGAACTTTGTCTTGTATATCCTGCCATTTATTATCTCCTGCCTGAAGGTATGTAATCTACATAAAAACCATTTATAGTGTATGGGGCTTTTGTGTCATCACTTATAATTGTAAAATTGTTACTTGTTCCACTTCCTTGTAATGGAACTCTTATTAAAGGATTATCTCCTCCACCAAATACATTAGTATTAAACAATGCGTCTGCAAACTTTGAAGGTGGATTAATAATTCCTATATCAAATAAATCTGGTGGTTGTGGTATATCTGTATTACCATAATCAAATCGTACTTGTAAGTCTGGTTCAACAATACCTTCTGAACTTGCTGAAACTCTTACATAGTGTAAAGTCTTTAATGTTCCTAAATCACCATAATCATAGTTAGGTGTTTCAAACCTAGCTAATATATTACTGCCATCAAAACTATTTCCTGTATCATGTTGATAAACAAAACCATTTGTATCTCCATGATAATATTGTTCTACATTATTATTATCAAATCCTGAACCAATAGCAGTAACTTCTAATCCTCTTGTCTCTGACCATTGAAACCCGTTTGGTCTTAATGTTCCTATAATTCCTTTTTGTTGTGTTTGTTCTAAACTTGTATTTGTATAAAATAATCTGTATTGTGATTTTTCTCGTAATACAACACTATCTATTACAAATGAATTTATATTTTCTGCTAAGTTTGTTACTAAAGGTTGTATAGCTTTACTAACTGTACCTAACTCGACATCTCCGATTCTTGCAGTACCGGCAACTGTTCTTAATCCATCTGGTGCTAAAAATATTAAGTCACCACCAATCTCTTGAATACTATAGCCACTTAAACAGCCAACATTCTTTGTAACAGGTACTATGGCTATATTACTTGAATCATTTATATTTATTAATTTAAATATACTGTTTGTACAAAATATAAATAACTCATTACGGAATCCTCTGATTCCTTCTATCTGGTCTTCTACTACTATAGAACCTGAACCAGTACCACTAAAGCTTGTAGGGTCTAATGTAGCACTAAAAAATATAGTACTTAAATTATCTTCAACTCCTGCAGCTATTAAATGTTTATCGTGAGTTGTAACATATTTAACACCCTTTGTTCCTGTTACAGTTATTTCTTCTGCAAAGAATGTTCTAGATGTTAATACTCCTGTACCCTCCATTCTAAATATGTAAGGTTTGTTAGCACCATCAGCTATAATAACTTGACCATAATCAAATGTAGCTCCATCAAATAATGTAAACTGACATTGACCTTGTGAAGTTCTTGTTAGTGTACTTCTACCTGTAAAGGCTGTATAATCATCTCCACTACTTGCTACAGAACTTCTACCTATATTTAACCAAGTTTGTCCATCATTACTAAAAAATATTCCTGTACCTGCAGTAGCTATTACACCATCTGCATAAGGAAATACACCTAATATATTTGTTGTACCACCTGTAGGTTGTGTAGCACTTGTAGTACCAAACTTTTGATACCCATTAATTCTTCTATAGCCACCCTCTGTAGAAACCTCAAAGTTTCTTAAGTCTTTTGCAACTCCGGGAGTTTTAAGTAAATCAATTACATTAGATGATTCTACCAAACCTCCGTTTACTGCGACTGTATAAGGTTGACTTATTGCCATACTTAACTATTATCTGTTATATATGTTTTACCAGTTGTAATAGCAGTAGTATAAGATGTTTTACTATCTGAACTACCTTTAACATCTGGGTCAGTATATTCTAAAATAATTTCTAAATGGTCTACATTTCTTTGTACCATTTCGTTTATTTCAGCTTGTGTCATGCCTTCAACATTCCAACTTCCAGCTTTAACCCCATCTATAAGATTTACGCTATCTGTTCCTGCTGTCAGAACTTCTGTTACTGTTTGTGCCATATTTATTCTCCTTCGTTTAATTTAGTTTTTAATTCTTCTACTTGTGCAGAAAGTTCTTTTACTGCATTTACCAAATACCAAGTTATATTATCTGGATTTACAGTTTTTACTCCTGTTGATTCTGTTATGACTACTTCGGGTAAAACTTTTTCTATTTCTTGTGCTATAACACCTAGTTGTATTCCTTCTTGATTTACAGCTAAATTACTTGGTAATTCTGTAACTTCTTCTTCAGTTCTATATTCAAAGTTTCTAACTTGAATATCTTTTAGTTTAGTTAAGCCATTATTATTATCTACAATACTCTTTTTTATTCTTGCATCAGAAACTTGTGCAAAAGTTGTGGTATTACTAGCTTGAAATAAATTACCACCACCGGGAGGAGCAATAAAACCTGTATTATCACCTTTGCCTGAAACTGAATTACCTATAACTAATTCGGATGCAGTATTAGAACTTGTATTGGCTTCACGACCTATTAAAATACTTTCACTTTTAGTGGTAATATTAGAACCAGCATCAGTGCCTATGACTGTATTATGACTTGCTGTAGTTTGATTAGTTGCAGCACCTTCACCTATTATTGTGTTATTAGAACCTGTAGTACAAGCATCTAATGCTGTAGCACCCACAATCACATTAGAAGCACCTGTGGTAATTGCTTCACCAGCAGCTTTTCCAACAGCAGTATTTGATGATGCAGTGGTTGCAGCACTTAATGCCTGTACTCCAACAGCAGTGTTTGAAGCACCTGTGGTATTTGCATCTAAAGTTAATGCACCAACAGCAGTATTTGTAGCACCTGTCGTGTTTTCTTTAAGACAACCATCACCAACAGCAGTGTTAAAATCAGCAGTAGTATTGGCATCCAAAGCATTTGTTCCAACAGCAGTATTACGACTTCCTGTTGTATTATTATCGAGAGCCTGTCTACCAACCGCTGTATTGTTTGTACCTGTGGTATTAGCATCTAAAGATTGTGAGCCAACTGCTGTATTACTTTCGCCTGTAGTATTAGCTCCTAAAGACTGATTACCAAGTGCTGTGTTGTGTGAAGCTGTTGTATTAGCGTCTAGTGCTGCTGCACCGACTGCTACATTAGTAGCACCTGTGGTATTAGAACCTAAAGCATTATTACCTATACCTACATTACTATCAGCAGTTGTGTTAGCATCTAATGCACCTTTACCGATTGCTATGTTTTCTATACCAGTTGTGTTTGCTCCTAAAGCGTTATAACCAAGAGCAACATTGTTTGATGCTGTGGTAGTTGCATCTCCTGCTAAACTACCAATCAAAGTATTGTTTACACCTGTGGTTATTGCTGCACCTGCGTTCATTCCTACACTAACATTATTATTACCAGTTGTTAAAGCTGTTAAACTTTGATAACCAACTGCTGTATTTCTACCATCTCCTGTACTTAATGTTGATAAAGAATCTTTTCCTACAGCTACATTAAAAGCTGATGTAGTATTAGCATCTAAAGCAAAAGCTCCAACTGCTGTGTTATCTGCCCCTGTAGTGTTTACTAATAAAGCATTTAAACCAATTGCTGTATTATTTGAAGCTGTTGTATTAGCTTTAAGTGCCTGTCCACCTACTCCTGTGTTGTATTGACCTGTGGTATTTGCTTCAAGAGCAGAATCACCTATAGCTGTATTAAAATCTCCTGATGTTAAAGCTGCAAATACGGAATCACCCAAACCTGTATTGTTTGTAGCAGCATCTAAAGTACCTGTACTTGCGTTTTGACTAATTAAAATACTGTCAGTAAAGTTTGTTGTATCAGCTAATACCCCTATTTCTAATAATTCATTTGTTACTTTTGTTAATGCCATCTATATCTCCTAAAAATATGTTCTATCATCTGTCATGTATTTAGGCGTTGGATTCATAAGATTTGATTTCATGTATCTCATTGCTTTCTTATAATCATCTAGTGCAAAAGCTGCCTGTTGTGGACTTTCTTTAAACTGCCATACATAGTATCTAGTCCTTGCAGTTACAACATTACTGTATTGTTCTGGTAATGCCATTGTATCTCCATGAGCATCTAAAGCTGTAGGCTTTGTAAATGCATAAAAGTGTACATTATAAACTTTATCTGGTATTGGACTTAATCCAAACTTTCTACTATCAGGAGATTTAATTACATATTCAGGTTCACCATGACTTGAATCTGCATCATCTGAGTTTTCACTATCTCTGTAATATCTTCTCCAATCAGCTAGTGTTAAAAATTTTAATCCTTTAGAAACAAAAGGACTTGATTCTCCACTTACATTTATTGTTGTTATGTAGAAGTCATCCCAATCTATAGAAGCAAAATCTGTAGTTATGCTAGAACTACCATCTTTTAAAGTATAAAATCTTTGTCCTGCTACAGTTGCTACTGTTGTATTACCATAGAAAGGGTCTGTACTTCCACTTACACCAGCACTAAAAAAAGGTAATTGAGGTTCTTGATTTGCTATGTCGAATATAGATTTATTAATTGCATCCTTTACAAACTTTTGAAAACCTACAGCGTTTGCAAAGTTTGCAGAAGTTAGTGGAATTTCATTTAGTTCTCGAAGAACTTCGTTAGTTAAATCTAAATATGTTGTAGCCATTATTTTTTATGTACCTTTTGTATTGCAAAGTTTGCTGTTTTACTTGCACCCTTATGAGGTTTATATCCACCAGAAGGGTCTTTCATTAATTTATAAGACTTACCGGATTTCATCCAATGATAGCCTTTAGGTGCTGCGACTTTCATTTTAGTTAGGCTTCTGAACTTCCATAGCAGACATGACTATACCACCAGCATTCATAGCATTTCTTTTTTTATCCATGTAAATACCTTTGTTTGCTTTTTTACGAGTATTTGGCATAGAACCATACATCATACCCATTCTTTTTTTATCTTTTTTCATACCATCTTCTTTCATACCATGTTTCATTATTTGTCTCCTTTATTTTTTTCTATTAAACTTTCATTATATCCAACCATTTTTTTACACATCTCTTCTTTTTCTTCAATAGTGTCAAAGTAAGAAATATTCCCTTCTGGTTTTGGATTTCCTTTCATATTTTCATGTTCCATATTTTCTCCTAAAAGTGGAGGAGTCCTAAGACTCCCCCGATTGATTATTAATCAATTCCGTAGAAAGCTGATACTAAAGCTTCTGGTCTTAAGACCTTTGCTCCGTATACATGCAATCCTCTAACTATGTCACCAAAAGAACTTGGGTCTCTTAGTGTTTCTGTTGAAATAATAGTTTGAGCAGTTGCAGTAGATGAAATGTGTCCACCTAAAACTTTACCAGCAGCATTAGATGTGCTTGCAATGTTGTTAGATTTGTACATTTCAAATCCTCTTAGTTTTCCACTTGATACTAATCCATTTCTAATTGAACCTTGACCTGCGTTGAAGTCTACAGATAACAACTTAGATGAAGCTTGACCTAGTACTTCGTAGAAGTCAGGACCAGCAACGAACCATCTACCTTCTTCAGGTACATCTTGTTCGTCTAATAGTCTTGCCATTCTAGCCATTACATCAATAGGGTCATGCTCACTAGAACCAAAACCAATGTCCAAGTTACCAGTTCCATCAAATGTACCAGCAGCTAAGTCAGTAGCATTATCAGTACCTAACACATGGTCAGGTGAAGAACTAGAAACTCCTGAGAACATAGTTGCAATAACAGCAGCATCATATGAATCTCTCAATGCATATGCAGCAGATGATGTTGCGACTTCTTTAAAGTTGATGTGTGACATATTTGTTTCAATATCATCTACGATGAATTTGAAAGCTTTAGCACTATCAACAACCAAAGTAAGTTCTTGGTCAGTTAGTCTTGTTACAGTTGTATCAGTTGCTCTTGTGTAATCTTCCACAGAGATAACTGGTTCTTTTATAATCCTTACAGAGTCTCCAAAAGCAGATATTTCACCAGCATAATCTGTGTTGGTGATAGCTTCTACTACCGAAGATTTCCTAAAGAAGTTTAAAACCTTTTTAGAGTAAATCTTAGGTAAAAAGAAACTATTAGTTTGTCCACTTACGGAGTTTCCAAAGTTGGCATTAGTATCGGTTGAGGGTTCAAAAAATTGAGCCATGATACTTCTCCTTTTAAGTTATAATAGTTACTTTGTGATTCTGCCTTCTTGCATAGCGTTTGATATTTCCTCTTCGTACTTATCAAACTCATCCATACTCATGGCAGCAATCTCCCTTTCAGACCAAATCTTTTGTTGTTTAGGTTCAACTGTTGTTGTTTTAGTTGAAACCATATCAGCAGCAGATTCTGTGGTCTTAGAAGATGACTTTTCCTTTTGAGGAACATCCATACCTATATCTCTTTTAAATAAATCTAAAGCTCTTGAGGCTAAATCAGCATCGTCAGCATTTGAATAAATCCATTTTTGAATTGAATCTGGTTGCTCTTTTGCCCATGCATGAAAGTCATCGCTGTTTCTAATATCTTCAA